GTACAACTGGTTATTATAGTTTTGCTAAGGACTCCGTTAACTCAGCAATTAGACATATAAATCAGGAAGAGTACGAGTGGCCTTGGAATCATGCAGAGGTGACAGAGACTTTATCACCAGGTACGGTTCGTTACGGTTTCCCTACTGATGCTAAAAACATCAACATGAATACCTTTCGCATTAAAAGAGATACAGAATTAAATACAGGTACTAAAAAACTTAGACTGTTAGCATACGAAGAGTATATAGAAAAGTACGCAGATAGTGAGTATAATACACAGTCATCTAATAGAACTACGCCAACACATGTATCTCGAACACCTAGTAGGGAATTTATAGTATATCCGAATCCTGACTCAGCTTACGAGTTAGTATATGAATATTATCGAAGCGCTTATGATTTAGAAAACGCTACAGATGTACCAAACTTACCAGAGCAATACCGTTATGTTATTATAGATGGTGCTATGTATTATGTGTACCAGTTCCGTGGTGACACACAAGCAGCACAGTTATCTTTTGGTAAATTTGAACAGGGCATTAAACACCTTCGTAGTTTACATATTAACCGTACAGATTACTTAAGAGATTCAAGAGTTAGATTCTAATGGCTACACAATGGAATACATTTCCTATTGAGTTTAGAGGTGGTCTAATCTCTAATCTCTCTGCTCTTCAGCAGGGCGCTAATGCTGTTGGGTCTGCCACTATCCTACAAAACTTTGAAGCTAATAAAGAGGGTGGTTACTCTAAGATAAAAGGTTTTGAAAAGTTTAGTAGTTCAACCGTCCCCGGTACTGGTGAGGTACTAGGTCTAAAAGTTATTTCTTCTGGTCGCTATGTTGTTGCGCGTAAGAACGCATCAAATAATACCGTTTATTTCTACGGTACTGGAAATGCATGGCAGAGTATGACTAACAATGTTAGCACACTTACAAACGGTGGTAAGGTTAGGCATGTAGAGTTTAACTTTGATGGTGACGATAAAGTTATATTTGTAGATGGTGTTAATTATCCTGCTGTGTATAATACTTCAGGCAACACTATCTTTTTCATGAACCAGACGGATCACAGTCCTGACATCTCAGGTGCGTTGCATGTAACTATTTTTAAAAACACAGCTTTCTATGCAGTAGGTAGTGATCTTATCTTTACCGCACCTAACACTGTTGATGACTTTAGTGTGGCTAATGGCGCTGGGACAATTAATGTAGGGTATGATATTACAGGTATGGCTGTTTTCCGTGAACAGCTAATTGTATTTACTAATAGCTCTATTAAAAAGATTACAGGTAGTACATCTGCAGATTTCTTAATGTCCCCCATCACTGATAGTATTGGTTGTATTGATGGCGATACAATCCAAGAGGTTGGCGGTGATATTATGTACTTAGCCCCTGATGGTATCAGGCTATTAAGTGCTACAGACCGTATTGGTGACTTTGCTTTGGATGTTGCGTCTGATAGAATATTTAAAGACTCATCAGATTTCTTAAATAGTACATCTAATTTTAGCTCTGTTGTTATTAGGGAAAAGGCTCAATACAGAATATTTGGTTACATTCCGTCTGAGCAAAAAGAAGTAGCAAAAGGATTAATAGCAACTAAGTTTATAACACAGGGTGCTGAAGGTATTCAATGGTCTACCACTAAAGGTATAAAGGCATATGTTGTAGATAGTAGGTATTCTGGTAATAGAGAAACCATAGCTTTTGCCAATGAAGATGGCTATGTGTACACGATGAATACAGGTAATAGTTTTGATGGTACTAATATTGAGTCTATATTTGAATCCCCATATATGCCAATAAGTGACCCACAAATACGTAAAACTTTTTATAAAATGACTCTATACACCGATCCTACAGGTAGTATGGAGCTAGACGTAAATCTAAAATTTGACTTTTCCTCACCTAATAACAATGCTACAATACAACCAGATGTAATAATAGTATCAAGTACTAGTACAGGTGTGTTTTCTTATGGTGCTGATAGTTCCACATATGGGCAACAAGACCCTACTGACCCAACGCAAGTAGACACAACTTGGGCAGACTATGACCCCACTAAAACATATGCTACTTATGGTGGTGAGGTAGATAAAGTGTATAATAAAAATGTTATAGGATCAGGTAAAACAGTAGCATTACGTATAGAAGACTTTACAACTAACCCAACATATACTCTAGATACAGCTATACTAGAATTTACACAAGAAGACAGGCAATAAAATGGCAGACGGATATACAAGGCAGGACCAAAGCGGCAACATTGCTAATGGTAACGTTGTTGATGCTACTGATTTAAACACAGAGTTTGATGCTATTGCAGATGCTTTTAATGCGTCTACAGGGCATAATCACGATGGCACTGCTGGTGGTGGTGCAACTATTAATAGTCTTGGCCCTAGCTCAGACTTTCTTGTTAATGCCACAGAGATTAAAGCTAAAACACCTAGCACACTAAGTGTAGGTACCTCTACTGTACCCTTCTTGGATGGTCACTTTGATGGTACTCTTAATACAGATATCCTTAGTGTTGATGAAACATCTACCTTTACAGGTGAGATCACTGCAACAGGTGGTTTAGTTGGTAACATTACAGGTGATCTAACTGGTGATGTTAAAAACTCAGATGGTACTATTGTTGTAAACGTAGGTTCAGATACTGTAGATGCTGTATATACAGGTAACGTAACAGGTAACCTTACAGGTGACGTACTTAACTCAGATGCTACAACTGTTTTAGATGTAGGTTCTGATGTTGTAACAGCAACTTTTACAGGTAACGTCACAGGTAATGCAGACTCAGCAGATGCTTGGTCTACAGGCCGCACAGTAACTTTTGCTACAGGGGATGTGACAGGTTCATTTACTATTGATGGTAGTGCTGATGTAACAGATGTTGATCTTTCTGTAGCATCTAGCCTAACTACTGATCTAGTAGGTGATGTATATGCATCTAACGGTACAAGCAAAATCCTTGAGTCTGGCACTGATGGATCAAACGCTGTACTAACAGGTACAGTTTCTTCATTATCAAATCATGACACCGATGCTTTGGGTGAAGGTTCAACAAATCTATACTACACAGATTCACGTGTAGATACACACCTCAACACAGGCACAGCTACTAACAACCAATTGTTAAGCTGGACAGGGGCTGATTATGATTGGATTGATGCAGGCAACTCAGCTAACTACTATCTAGACGGTGCAACATGGAACTCAGGCACAGGTGTACTAACACTACAAGTAAGTGGCTCAACAAATGTTACAGTTGATCTAGATGGGCGTTACGCTGAAGGTACTATCCCTACTAACAACAACCAACTAACCAACGGCGCTCAATATATTACATCTGCCCAAGTAGGTACCATTCCTACCAATAACATCCAATTGACCAATGGCGCTGGCTATGTAACTTCTTCACAAGTACCAACAGTACCTACACAGGTAAGCGCATTTACAAATGATTCTCAGTATGCTACTACAGCACAAATACCTCAGGTTCCTACCAATAACATCCAATTAACCAATGGCGCTGGTTACGCTACCACATCACAAGTGCCAACTAGCAATACACAGCTAAGTAACGGTGCTGGCTACATTACGTCAGCCCCTGCACCAACAACTGCTCAGGTTGGCTCTGCTACTGCTGGGCTAGGGGCTGATACTGTTGGCAGTTATGCCCTCTTAAAGGCTTCAAGCGGCAACCCGGGTGCTACAATAACTGGTTCTGGTAACTATTTCACAAACACAGAGTGGACTACTGGCCCCGCAGTTTCTTCCTCTGGGTCTTGGAGGCGCATGGGTTACACTGGCGATGCGGCCCCGACAGTCTATCTAAGGATTTCCTAATATGTCTATTGAAATTACAGAAGTACGCAATGCCAAGGCGATGAACGCTGAGAACACTCAGTTTGATGTAGAGATTAACCACCCAGACTATGGATGGATACCATACTCACTGACACCATGGGACACCGACATGACCGTAGATAACGCGGAACTGTTGGCTCTCATTGGTGCAGACTTTGCGCCATTCTCTCAGGAAGAACATGATGCACGTGTTGCTGACTTTGAGCGTGAAACACGTGACGTAAAGTTGCGCAATGAAGTAGACCCAGTTGTCACCAACCCACTACGTTGGGCAGACTTAACAACTGAAAAACAAAACGAATGGACGCAGTACCGCACTGATTTGTTAAACGTACCACAGCAGGCAGGCTTCCCAAATACAATCACTTGGCCCACTAAACCTGAGTAATATCAATGACGCAGCTAACACCAGAAGAACTAGAAGAGATGCTAGATCGCGCTGCAAGGCGTGGTGCTAAAGAGGCGTTGGCTGCTTTAGGTTTGCATGATGAGGATGCGCATAAAGATATTGTAGAGATGCGTAGTTTATTGGAAGCATATAGAGATACAAAGAAAAGCGTATGGAATACAATAGTACGCATCACAACAATTGCATTGCTATCATTTATAGCAGCATCAGTATGGATGCAAATAGGGAATAAGTAATTATGGCTAAGAAGTTTGCAGGGTTTACACCAGAACAGCTAGGTAAAATTGATGCATCTCTGCAGGGTAAACAGAGTGATGAGCAGAACGCTATAATTGCTGCCAACCCAGCGCTTGCTGCACGTGTAGGTAAAATGGCTATGGCTGCGCAGAAGCGTATCAACATGGCTTACGGTGGCATGGTTAAGAAGGGTTTTAACACTGGTGGTATGTCACTAGAAGAGATACAAGCTCAGAATGAAGCAGCCGCTAAAGAACGTCTTCTCAATGATGGTGATCCTAGTAATGATGATTTAGCTGCAAATATAGGCGCTACAGGTTCTACAGGTGGTACTTCTAATCAAGCTAAGCTAGACGCAGCCCAACAAAAATTAGCAGATGCCCAACAGAAGCTGTCTGAGGCAATGGCTGCATCACAGGCCAGCCCTGAAGACGAGGCGCTTGCTAAAGCTGTTACAGATGCACAGACTGCTGTTAATGCAGCGCAAGCAGAAGTTAACGCTGCTATGTCAGGGTTCGAGGCAACAAATGTACCTAGTGGTCCTGAGGTATTAGCTGATCTAACTACTGATCCCAGTGCATCAGTTACTACTGCAGATGTTGAAAAAACTACGGAAGAACAAAAAGAAGCAGGAGAGATTGACGAAGGTGTTGGGCAGGTAACAGAAAAGCAAGAAGCTGATGTTAAAACTGTAGACACTGTTAAAACAGTAGATC